CACCGCGAGAGTGTCATGGCTGACCGCGGACTTCGTCCCCTTGAGGACGGCGAGGTCGAGGCGGAGCAGAGCCGCGTTAGCCGTGAGCACGAGCAGCACAACAAGAACGTCGAGACCTTCAAGCGAGTGCTGGAGGACACGGGCAGTTCTGCAATGGCGATGGCACAGACCTTCCCCGACCCTGAGGTGTGAGATGGACGAGATGGAGCAGGTTGCCAACGAGGCAATGATGGCAGGCGCAGAACTTCAGGAGGGTCTCGACATGGGCCTTCCGTCGGTGCGGGGGATGTTCTCGCAGACTTCGATGAACGCGCTGGTCAGCGCCGCCAACGATGCCCTGGAGTCCGCGGGGTTCGAGGGCGACTACCCGGAGTTCCAGTCCGACGTGACCGAGTTCCCGGGCGAGTTCATGCGCCTGCTCATGATGCTGTCCGATGCAGCCGGAGAGGCAGGCACTGGCGTTAGCATCGAGGTGTCGGGCATCGAGGATGACCGTGACGTGGCGATGCTCGCGTCGCAGGTCAAGAAGTTGGCCCAGAGCCCCGAGTTCCAGCGCGCCATGTCGGGCGGAGCGGAGGTCGAGGTCGAGGCAGAGATGGCTCCGGGGATGGCCCCCGAGGGCATGGGAGAGGAAGCACTCATGATGGAGCGTATGTGACATGAGCGAGCAGACAGCAGCACCCGAGGCACAGGACACGGTTGCTGTCGAACCAGGGCACGTTGATGAGGTCGCAGAGGCGACCCCAGAGAACGCTGGTCGGCGCAACCCGAACTCCAACCAGTACAAGCAGGAGGTCGAAAACCTCCTGTCCGCCTACGAGACCCGCAAGGCTCGTCAGCTGCAGGAGCAGCGCGAGGCGGAGAAGAATGCACCGGAGCCAGACCTGGAAGGTCTGCGCGAGGGCGAGTCCTGGGACAGCATCTACTCCACGCAGCCTCCCGAGGTTCAGCGTGCGATGGCGGAAGTCCGCAAGATGATGACCCGCAAGACGCAGGAACTCGCTGCGGAGAAGCGGAAGATCGAGGCGCAGAACAAGGCGCTCATGGAGTCGGGTCTCATCGACTCCCTTCGCGAGCAGGCGGGGAACGCTCCAGAGAACTTCGATCCCTTCAACCCGGATCACATTCAGCAGCTGATCGAGAGCAAGGTCGCTGCTCGGCTCCAGCAGGTGCTTGAGCCACTGCACAAGAAGAACCAGCAGAGCGAGGCGCAGGCCCGGTACGAGAACTTCAAGACGGAGCATCCCGACCTCATCGAGGACGCGAACGTCAAGAAGGGTGTGTACGAGGCGCTCCAGGCAGACCCCAACCTGAAGTTGGAGTCGGCGTACTGGATGGTCAAGGGCAAGATGCTGGTTGCTCAGCAGCAGCTGGACGAGGACCGTGCTGCGGTTCGCCGTCGAGCGCAGCAGCGAGCCGCACTCATGACCGACCGAGGGCAGAAGCCGGGCAAGCCGGTGCTGTCTCCGGACCTCAAGGACAAGAGCGCCTACGAAATCTACCAGACCTTGAAGTCTCGTCAGAACTGAGGTAGTGTTCCCGCAAGCCCTTGGACCCTGCGGGACACGCCAAGCGGCACCGGCCCCGATGACGGACACGCCGAACCGCATCCCCCAGAACTCGTACCTACGAGAGGCTACCCATGCCGACGACTACCGGCGTCCAGGCGGACATTCTCGCCAGTACCCTCCGAATCCTTCGGGACAAGGAGGTTGACAACACCTTCCGTATCATCCCGCTGCTCGACGCCATCGAGCGCGGCGGCAACGTCGAGGACGTGGACGGCGGGTCGTACATCGACTCTCCGGTCATCCTGACCGACCACTCCACCATCACCCAGCTCAGCTCGGGCTACGAGGCGGTCAGCCTCGCGGTCAAGGACCCGATGCGTACCGCGTCCTACTCGTGGTGTGACGCGACCGCCCCGGTCGTCATCACCCGCAAGGAGGAGCTGTCGAACAAGGGTGAGCGGGCGATCATCCGTATCGCCGAGGCCCGTCTCAAGCAGACGATGGGCATGTTCAAGCGCGAGATCGAGAAGCAGATCATCGCAGGCAACTCCACCATCCTGACCGACCTCCAGAGCCTCAACGGTCTCGACGGGGCAACGGGCTGGTTCGAGGAGGGTGCGTTCGGAACGCAGACCAACACGGTCGGCGGGATTGCCAAGTCCTCGTTCACCACCTCCTGGCAGAATCAGGTTCAGAACGGTGACTTCGCGACCAACGGTCTCAAGAAGATGCAGTCGCTGCTCATCGACTGCCAGCAGTACGCCCCCGAGGGCGACGTAGACCTCATCCTCGCCAGCCCGACCTCCTACGGGCTGTACAAGGACGAACTCCAGCAGCTTGAGCGCTACGTCTCCGCCACCGAGGAGCGGAACATGGCTGGCCGTCTGGCCCTCCAGTTCAACGGCGCTGCCATGTACATCGAGCCCAACCTCGGGTTCACCGGCTCCGGCGCATCGAACAAGATGTCGATGTACTTCCTCAACACCCGGCTGTTCAACGTCTACTTCGACCGCGACGCCAAGTTCGAGCTGGGCGACATGGAGTCCATCAGCGGCTACGCTGCGATGAGCGCTCAGATCGCTGTGCGGATGCAGGTCTGCACCTCGAACCTGTCGGGCCACGGCATCCTCATCAACGCGGAGACCTGAGACCATGGCAACCAACGACATTCTCCAGAAGATGGACGGCGGCTCCGACTACGGTGCCACCACCAGCAACCGCCGCAAGACGGAGTACTTCCGCGCTGCCGCTGCGGTCTCTGCTGCCGACCTCATCGCCTACGACTTCTCGCAGACCGAGGACGCCGACAAGGTGCTGTTCGTCAAGACGGCGGCCTCCGGTACGGCGACCACGACCTGCTGCATCGGTGTCGCTCTCCGCGCTGCCGCTGCGGACGAGGGAGTCGAGGTGCTCACCCGCGGGCTGTACGTCGTCGCGGTCGATGGTTCCGGCACCAGCATCGCGGCAGGAGACGCTCTCATGCTCTCCGGCAGCAAGCTGGTGAAGGCCACGGCAGGCAACGTCATCGTGGCCCAGGCTGCGGTCGCGGTCACCACCGACACCACCGCTGCGGTCTACTTCGACGGTCGCGTCTGAGTCTCAGTCCCGTCCGCTCTGAGCCCCCGCTTCGGCCCCGCCGGGGCGGGGGTTCTTCGTAGGAGAGCACTATGCCTGCGTCCGATCTCAAGGCACTCCGCGAGTACGTCGCCAACGTGCTCGACTACGATCCCAACAACGACACCTACCGGCGTCAGATTGACCGGCTGCTCAACGAGGCAGACCGTTCCATCTGTCTTGCCAAGCCGTTCACCTTCATCAACAAGGCAGAGGATGTGCTGGTCTACAGCGACCGCACGGCGTCCCTGTCCTTCACCGGCTCGGGCCGCATCGTCACCGCTGGCGCTGCGTTCTTCGAGGACTGGATGGTGAACCAGCAGATTGAAGCCGACGACAAGACCTACGTCATCACGGTCGTGGACAACAGCACCCAGGCGCGCATCGAGCGCGATTTCGAGAGCGCCACGGGCAGCTATGACTCGACCGTCATCAACCGGTACATCGACCTGCCCTACGACTGCACCACCATCCTCGGTGTTGCCCGTCGCTCGCAGACCCGCACACCAGACGACCCGGGCCTGCTCTCCCCGCTGTCCCGCTACGAGGACGAGTGGTGGAACCTGCCCCTGGGTGAGACGAACCTGCCCATCTATTGGGTGAATCACGACCCCGACTACATCGCTGGTCCTCGTCGGAACTTCAACCTGGGGGTGACTGTAGTCACTGCGGGCAAGGGGAACCGTACGGTCGAGATCACCTCGACGTTCGTACGGGGCGGTCGTGAGTCGAACCACGGCGAGGTCGTGTCCATCAGCGCCACGGACACGCAGGACATTCAGCTCACGCCGTTCAGCGGGGTTGCCAACGACGGGCTCAAGAAGCGGTACTACTTCCGCTGCCCGACGCTGGGGTACCACGCATGGCGTCAGCTGAACGACCCGACGACGGGCGAGCCGATGGAACTCGACCCGACTGATGTGACTGTCCGGACGCTCACCGACCTGCGCACTTCGACGCTGACGGACTCCGAGACACTGTTCGACGATCGCCGGATTCCGAACAGCGACGGGTTCACTCAGCGCATTCGGCTCTACCCCCGGCAGGACAAGGACTACACGTTCACCATCCGGTACATGCGTCGTCACGAGTACATGTACGAGGACGGCGACACGTCTGCGATTCCGCCCGACCAGCGCATGGTCATCGCCTACAAGGCGCTGTCCGATATCTTCATGAAGCACGACAACCCGACGCAGTCGGAACTGTACCGGCGGCGCTTCGATGAGATCATGCTGCGCCTGGAGAAGCGGTACCTCATCACGCCTGCACGGCGTATCGTGAAGGGCAACTGGCTGGCGAACATGGAGCCGAACTCCTTCTCGCGGTTCAGCACGCTGGTTCACTCATGAGAGGTCAGACGCTACAGGTCCGTGTCCTCGGGGGTATGGCGCAGGATCTCCCCCAGCCAGCCGAGGGCGCGTCGCTCATCGAGAACTGGACGGTGGATCCTCGTACCCAGGGCATCTCGACCCGCATCGGGTATGAGAAGTACCGCCCACTCGCGTCTGCTGGGTACGCCCCGTTCGGCTCCACGCCACGGGTAGACAGCCTGTTCGTCGCGCAGGGCTCAGTCAACGGCGCGAGGCAGGCTATCCTGTTCGAGGCAGGCGGGGTGCTGTACCTGTACAACGAGGTCGGGCAGGAGAACGACCTCATCAGCCTGACCAACATGGTGCCGCCCACGGCGACCGACATGCCCACGATGTACACGCAGTGGCAGGACCGGGTCATCGTCACCAACGGGCGGGACGCACCGAAGATTCTGTCTCTGTGGCCGATGGGCGCAACGGCGGATGTGACCGATGCGGTCAAGGCGTCGATGATTCGCCCGCTGGGGTTCTCGGGTCAGCCATCGTCACCCGACCCGCTCAAGGTGGTGACCATCGACGCCACGGGCGGTGGTGCATCGTCGGACAGCTACACCGGAGCCAGCACCACGAACTGGTACCCGGTGTATGGCAACGCCATCTCGTTCCCCGGTGCGTTCGGCATGGGGCAGCACAAGGGTGGCACCGACGGCGTCGAGAACAACTACCAGTTCAAGGTCGCGTTCGTGTCGGACACGGGATCGGTCAGTCCACTGTCAGAGCCGTGCGAAGTGGATTGGGAGATTCCCGCCAGCAACGCCGGGTTCAGGTACTGCCCCACCATCCGTATTCCACTCGGCCCTCCAGGGACTGTGGCCCGGAGGGTGTACGGCACGTTCGACGACGGGCAGGACTTCTACTTCATCGCAGACGTACGCAACAACGTCGAGACACTGTTCCACGCTTTCCGGCGCAGTTCCACGCTCTCGACCCCAGCGCCGGACGTGACCGAGACCGCAGTGTTCCCGGCTCCATACGCCCGGTTCGCCGCGGTGTACAAGCAGTGCCTGTTCCTCGAC